TACCCAAGCATTTATCTGTACTTCATCTAAATCATCTATTTCTTCATCTAGGTCGATGCCTACTTCTCTAGCATACTCCGCATCCATTATGCCCCAGTATTCAAGCACTTCAAAATTAGAAGACCCAGATTCATCAGGACTAGACATTTGATCTTTGAGTTGATCTTCAAAGCCCTTCTCAATATAATTTGGGCCTTCTCTTAAACAATCTCTTATTGCATCTTCATTAAAGTAGGGCATGTTTCGTAGTTGTCTTAACTGGCTACGATTCATTTTGTGTCTATGAATTATAAACTCACATTCATCCACGTTAGTAGCTTGGGGGTCAGGATAAAAATCCCAACAGCTTACAAACTCTATTCTTGGTACTCTTACTTCTAAAGGAGCGTAAACTCTATTATTATCCTCGTCCATTTCCCACTTGTTTAATTTTTTATTAAAGTTAAATGGGCCTTTAAGTATACCTGTACCTAATAAGGAAGCTTCTAATAGAGAATTTCTTATTTCTGAAGATCCTTTAGATTCTTCTATTTGATCGTGGATTAACTTTTCCATTGCTCTAGCAGCTTTTTTAGCAGGGGATAGTTCAAATACTTGTGGATTTGGATTCAGCCCTTCGACTAACATCCCTGACTCTTCTGCTGTTTCTTCTACAGTTTTAGAATATTCTCCCCGTCCTAATGTTTCCCCTGCTGCAAGAATTCTACCGTCACCTTCATATCCAACGTCATAGGGGTTATCTGTTTCATCTTCTAATCTATTTCCAATATTATCAGGAGATTCTAAGGTAGGAGAAGGATTCTGTGTGTCTAGATGTGCATTTTTTCTTTCCCCTTCTGGTAATTTAGTTTCGGAAATTCCGATAGGGAAGATACCTGCTCCAAAAATAACATCTACTAACTGCCCGAAAGCCGCAAGTACTTTTGTTTTTGTTATCTTAACAAAGATTCGTGACTTCTCAGAGTCTCGAAACTTAACACCTTTTTTGTAAAGTCCTCTGTAGTTTGAATAAGCAGAAAGCCATCGTTTTTCAGATGATTTCCTTGCGTCTTCAGCTGTTCCAAACCTAGATTTTATAATACCAACAAGATTAACTCGTTGGTTATCTTTTAATTTTAAGTTTTTACCGACTTCACCTTCGACTTCTGTATAGATATTATTAGCATTTAAAAATGTATTGTCATTATCTGCCAATTCTTTCTCCTCAATATCCAAAGTCAGTATCTGCGGGTCTGTATAGTTCTCTTTTATAATTTCTAAGTCTTTCAAAAGGATTAACTATTCTTGGTCTACTCATAATCAAATAACGCAACGCATCATAGGCATGATCTGAAGCATGAGTATCTACATCTTCAGGATTTGTTTTTGATAAAGGAATGCCTTGAAGCTCTCTAATTAAATTAGGACAAGAGTTAAAAATCTGTAATTTAGGTCTACCACTTTCTTTTAATTTTAGATATTCGTGTAATTGGATTTTACCTTGTATACGATTCTTATCCGCTCTTCTTAATTTATGTCCGGCTTTTACTAAGGCTTCTCCTACCGTTGGGCCTGTTGTGCCTGTCCTCGCCCATGCAGATGTATCTAATACGCCTGATATTGAAAAAGGATCTTCTATTTCTCTATGAGTTATTATAGAGGCTAATTCCTCTCCTGTCAAGCCTTTCTGGTATAATTCTCGATAAATTATTAAGGTTCCATCATTTACGTCTAAAGCTCCCCATAGGCAACAGCTTTCTGCTGCATAACCATAGTCAATTCCTTTAAGTCTTTCCCACCCTATCGGAATAGAAAAGGGAGGTATAACATGGACATCAGTATCAAACTCTGTAAAGGCTGCACCTTCGGCTACATCCCAGTTTCCTTCTAGTAATTGCTTTCGTTGAGTAGGAGGTAGAGATTTTAACATAACCTCATACGTTCCGTCCTTAGCTAAGTAAGGATTATCTGCTAACTTAGCAGGTATGAACTTTCGTGTTAGCCCGTCTGCTCCCTTAAAGCCTTTATTCATCTCATTAGGGTCTATGTAGCGTTTCTTAACCCAATGTGCGCCTACACCACCGGGGTTAGCCGTACATCTTAGGTACGTTATAATGCTGGAATCAGTTGTTCTTAATCGTGAGGCTAGATAATTCCAAGAGAACTCTGTAGGTAGGTGTGTAATCTCATCAAAGCCAATCCAGCTGTACGCTTGTCCTTGATAACGGTATACGTCAGCATCACGTTCAAGGAACCCAAACTCTACCTTGGCTCCGCTAGGAAAACTCCAGACCTTTTCTACTTCTCTGAACTTACATCCGGGAAAAGCCTGTGGGTAAAGCTCTCTGGACTTATCTATTAGCTCCCTAAGCTCAGGCATAGACCTTCTAAGAATCAAAGCTCTGTGTACCTTACGATCACAGTAGCGCAAAGGATCTACAAGCATCGCAAAGCTTTTACCACCTCCTGCTGCGCCTCCATAAAGAACATCTTTCTCTGAAGCAGCTAAGAAGTCTGTCTGTGGGCCTTCGTTTGCATGGAAAAGAACATGGGAATTGTTTAGACTCTCAGATACAGAAGGAGTAGTCTGCTTTAATTCTTCTTCTGTAACTACTTTACCTTCTTTAGAGTCAGTTGTTGCTTTCTTTAATAGAGTTTCTTCTGATTGTAAGCGTTTAGTACGAGCTTCTAAAGACTTCTTAGCTTTTTGTAGGGTCGCTTTCTTTTTCTTTAAGTCTCTTTTTCTTCTTTCTTCTGCTGAATAGGTGTAACCAGACTTAGATCCTTTGGGCCTACCTCCTTTTTTACGGGGTTTCTTTGAAGTACCTATAATAAAAGAACCATCTTCGTTTTGTTCAAACCTATCAGGGAATATATCCCACATATCCTTATCTAGATAGGACTTTAAAGCTACATGACTAATCTTACGTCCTGATTCTTGCTCTATTAAAGTAGAAGCTTCTCTTAACGAGACTCTCTTATTCTTTAATTGAGTAAGAAACTTGAATAGAACATCAAGTTCTTCTTGAACGGGAGCGAACCACCCTTCTATTTCACTTTCTTTATATCCAAAGGGTATAGTAGAGCTTTTTCTTTTAATATAGTTTAGTCCATAAGGACTATTAGGCTTACTCATAGACTTCTTTGTAGTTTTCTTTTGTAATGTCTATTGTTTTCTTTTCAGGAAGTATAAAAATACTATTTGTAACTGTATGGTTTATGTCAATCTTCTCTTTCTTAGTCACACCTACTCTATCTAATATAGTCTGTGCGGCCTGTAACTTTACATTAGCCTGTGGTACAGCCCTAGAGCTTTTCATCATATCAATAAGTTTAAAAGCAGCAGCAGGAGCTTCCCTAGCTAAGACATCTGAGGCTAATTCTACTATTTCATGTTTAAGACTACGCAATACTTGGTAGTGATTACCTGAATAACCCGCTAACTCAGCAGATAACTTTAAATCTCCTTGTGTTTCTATGATATTATCAAGGAATTTCTGCTGCTTATCGGTTAGTTCTCTGGTTGTGGTTGGTAAGTTCGACATAAGTTTGTACTCCTTATAGAGTATTATAGGTTGTGTAGAGGATTTGTCAATACTACTTGACAGATTGTGATTTGAACAGTATAATGAAGGAACTGGTCACCCCGGTTACATCTATTAAACTACTATATAGGCCCGACCCAACCTTTAGACTCCCCCAACTGTTTGGTGTAGTCTACCTAACATGGAAAACCCTGTAAAATGTAGATGTTTTATATATATATAGGGGGGAGGGGGGGTGGTCATCTGCCTACCCTACTTTATAGATCTATGCGCAAGCTATTGATATGCAAGGACTTTATAGAGCTACAAAGTACGGGCTTTAGTATTGATAGGACTGTGTAAACTATTGAATTCTATAAAGTTTACCTGATGAACGTCTATAAAATACTATAAAATCTATGTAGTTTATAAGAAAAGACTACACAGAATTTCATAGGTTATTCTAGGTTTATCAATATTTTATAGAGTAATCTCAAAATCTAAGAGCCTACCTAATGGAATATCTTTAATAGGCTATGCCATAGCATCAACTAGTCCAGAAAACCCCACAGAATTGAGCTAGATCAAACTAGGGGTATGGTCGTAGGTCTTATATAGCTCTTAGGCTTCAGCATTTACTATCTAACGGGACTTTATAGGCTTAGCAGTACCCTAAGCAATGGTAGATAGTTGAGAGCGTCTTAGGCGAGAGATTAGCTTAGGCAGATTACAGGCAAAAAAAACCCCGCTTTTACACGGGGTTAAATAGTCCTTTAGGTATTTGTTAGTAGGTGAAGCCAACGGCTACCATTTTGGAACCTTTTAAATATCGGTAGCGGTTGGCGTCTTCGCAGTCTTGTACAGCGTATTTTTTTATTTCCCTAATGTACTCACCCTTGATATACGTTTT